GACTCGGCGGAGGCGGAGGCGGAGGTTCTGACCCAACCACTGTAGCAGGAACAGGTGGAAATGGAATTGTTTACATCAGAGTGCCTTCTGCAGATGCACCAGCTACTTTAGCGGTAACACCAGGATCAAACTCAGTGTCAACTTTACCTCCAGGGGATAAGTTGTGCACATTTTCAGTGTCGGGGACAATAACATTCTAATGAAATACGCAGCTCTAATAAATTCGGCAAATGAAGTTTTAACAGTAGATGTAATCGGAGATGATGTATCTAATGTAGAAAATTATTGTGCTAATACTTTTGGCGGAACATGGGTAGAGGCTTTTGACGATGGCACTAGAAAACAAATGCCTGGTATTGGTTGTACTTGGGATCCAGGAAATCAAGTATTTCTAAGTCCTAAACCATATTCAGATTTTGTGCTTAATTCTAGTTTTGATTGGGAGGCTCCTAATGGGATGCCTGAGCCAACAGGAGATACGGAATTAGCATACCCTAACCCAGATGACCCTGAAAATCCTAACATTTTTACAGATGTACATTGGAATGTAGCAGATGATAAGTGGGAAGCTTCAAGAACCCTTACAGATGGCGTTACAGTTCAATGGAATGGCTCTGCTTGGGTCGACGTTTAATCTTTACATCCATTAATTTTTTGATATAGTTTTGATCGAAAGGTCAGAAATGAGAAGTCAAAAATACATATATTATTATTTTCCATCTGTAATTCCAATTCATTTGTGTGATGATATTATTGAAACAGCTAAATTAAAAAACTCCTCTGATGGGGAGATCTTTGGCACCGATAAAAATATGGAAAATTTTTCTGTATTTAAAAATAGAAATAAAAAGAGATTACATAAAACAAGAAATTCTAAAATAACTTGGTTAGATGAATTATGGATTCATATAACATTAGAAAAAATTATAGAAGAAGCTAACTATAGAGCTGATTGGTGTTTACAATGGGATAGAAGAGAACCAGCTCAATTTACTGAGTATGGATTAAATCAACATTACGATTGGCATTCTGATGCGTGGATAGAACCCTATAGTAAAGAGGGAGGTTTAAAAGGTTCTAATAGAAAATTATCTATGACTCTTAACTTATCTGACCCTGAAGATTATCAGGGAGGAGAATTAGAATTCATGAACATCGTAAACAATGGTAAAATAAAAAAATGGAAATGCACACAAATATTACCAAAAGGTTCTGTCTGTGTTTTTCCCTCAACAATTTGGCATAGAGTAACGCCAGTAACGAAAGGAAAAAGGTTAAGCTTGGTAAAGTGGGTATCAGGCCATCCTCTACAATAATATGAAAGAATTTAAAAAAAATAATTACACTATTATTAAGTCTGCGATTAGTGAAGAGACAGCAGATGTTATTAAAGATTATTTCGCTTTAAGATCAAAAATCTTAGGGACTTTTAAAAGAAATAATTACATTTCTCGTTTCAATGAAGACTATGGAGTGTTTGGTGATCATCAAGTTGACAATGGTTTTTGCGCTTATGGCGACCCTTTATCAGATGTTTTAACAACAAAATTAAAACCTATGTTTGAAAAAGCCACCGGTCTTAAATTAAATGAAAACTATTCTTACATGAGAATATATCTAAAAGGTGAAGAGTTAACTAGACATAAAGATAGAGAGAGTTGTGAGATATCAGGGACTCTTTGTATTGATGATAACGATTGGCCTATAAATTTAGAACCCGATAAGACCAAAGGAAAACATACAAACACAGGGTATATCCCTGGATTTACAGATGGTAAAGCTGTGCATTTAAAAAAAGGAGACTTAATGATTTACAGAGGATGTGATTTAGAACATTGGAGAGATCCGAATCCTTTTGATGAACACTTTCAAATTTTTATTCATTACAATAATATTAAGACAACTGATCAAAAATATGATGGCAGACCTCACATGGGTCTACCTGCTACTATGAAAGAGGGAAAATGGAAGTAACACAATTTTTCCCTGAGATAGTCGGGTCAATAAAAATAAAACTGAACGCGGAACAGTTGAAAACTGTTAAAACGCTTTCAAAACATTTAGTGTATGAACCTATGCATCCGGATGTTGCTACAGATAAAAAAGAAAAAAACGCTAGTAAAGGCGAAAGCAGCACGCTTATAAAATGTTTGGATCATCCAAAACTACCTAATTTTAGAGAAACATTAAATCAAGGTTTGCATCAATTTACAAAAGATACTATGCAATGGAACACTGGGGCTATGATAGTTAACTCTTGGTTTAATAAAATAAAACCTAATCAAGATACTGAAATTATACGACAAAGAAATTCTATTATTACAGTAGTAATGTTTTTTGAATACGAAAAAGGACAACCTTATTTTATTTTTAACAAAGATGTAAAAGGTTTTGAACCAAATATCTATAAATACAATGCGTTCAATGCTTCTACAGGAGCTTTGATCCCAGAAGCAGGCACTATTTATTTTATTCCAAGTCATCTAGATTTTAAATTTAGTATAAACAAATCTAAAAAAACACATAATCATCTTATGTGTAGTACAATGCCTGTAGGAGTTATGGGTTCAAATACTTCTACATTAGCTTTGAATGTTAATAGAGATCATGATGTCTACAAAAAAATTGTCAGTGATAGAAAAAATTAAACTTCCCATTCCCAAACAAATTAATTTAGACATGATTAATTATTTAGGTAACAATGCTCTTTGGAATTTTGTATTTGATTGGGACAGAAATGATGTACCTAATTTTTTAAATATTATAGATTCAAGTGAAACTACTGATAATGGCTTTGCTACGATAACTTATTCTATTGATAAAAGTATAGCAGGAACTAGAGAAGATAGTGTAATGAATAATTTTGGTAATTGGGTTTATCACTTCTGTAGAGAGAACAGTAAAAAATATAAAATAAAAAGATTACAAAGATTGTATTGGAATCTGTATAGCCAAACCAGTAAATGTGAATGGCATACAGATATTCAACTTTCTGAACAAAATAAATATTCTAACACACACGCTTCTATTATTTATAATTTTCATGATAATGATGGAGGCACCGAAATAGAAGGACAGGGTTTACTACCAGCTAAAGAACGAGAGGCGATTATATTTCCTAGTAATGTCCTACACAAAGGTGTTGGGCCCACTCAAAATAAATGGAGACTTAGTTTAAATATTATAGTACAACTAGAAACGTAAAGGAGAAATATGACACCAGAAGATAAATTAAGAGACACCATTAAAATGGCTCATGATAAACAACAAGAGTATATATCTAAATATGATAACTTACATATTTTATATAAGAGTGAAAAGGGCATGAATGGTTATTTAAAAGAACAACTATCTATCTTAGAATTTACAATTTCTGAATTAAATAAATTAAATGAAAATTATATTAAAGAAATAGGTAAGTTGAAACTAAGGTTGAGAACGATCGTTGATAACAATCTTTAAAAATTATCTAGAAGAAATTGTGTACGCTACCCCTAAACAACAAGAAACACAATTGTGGGATATACAGGGGATTATAAAAAATAAATCAAATCAATCTTTTAAATTTGATTTAAGACCTTTAAATAAAAATTTTTCAAAAGCTGGTTCCTTTAATACTAAAGCAGATAAGATGGTTTTCGAAGACAGTAAAAATTTTATACTTATAGATGTAAAAGAATTGCATGAAAAATTAAGAAAAACTACTGATAGAGTTGTACAGTTAAATGATTTATTAAACGAGCTAGAATGGAACGTAATAATAAAAAAATAAAAGTAATTAAAAATTTAGTAAAACCTAAGTTTTTTATTCCCATGTATGAATTTATATCAAGTTCTTTTTTTCCATGGTATTTTAATCAAAGTGTTATTAATAATGATGATCCTAACGAAAAACATTTTCAGTTTGTTCACACTTTTATAAAACACGATGAATTTAACAACGCAATAGTGAATACACCTGAAAAGCATTTAGATATTGTTCGACCTGTGCTTTCCGCATTGAATGTAAATGAAGTATTAAGATGTAAATTAAATTTGACCACTAGAACCCCTGAACCTGTAACACATGGCTTGCATGTTGATGGAATAGAGGGTGCCACTCATACAGCAGTGTTTTATTTAAATACCAATAACGGTGGCACTGTATTTGAAAATGGTAAAAAATATCCCAGTATAGCCAATCAAGCTGTTGTGTTTGACCCAAAATTGTTGCATAGTGGGGTTAGTTGTACGGACGAAAAAATTAGACTTGTCCTAAATATCAATTATAAATAGGGGTGTAAAAATTTAAAAAACCCTATATAATACGAGGCTTATGTTACAGAAGCTTAATTTTAAACCAGGATTCAACAAACAAGCCACAGATTCAGGGGCAGAAGGCCAATGGGTAGATGGTGATTTCGTTAGATTTAGATATGGATTACCAGAAAAAATAGGTGGTTGGGAACAATTAACCGTGGCTCAAGAAACTTTGCCAGGAGCCGCTAGAGCTCAACATGCATTCACTAGTTTTGGTGGTGAAAAATACGTGGCTATTGGAACATCTCAGGGATTATTTTTATACTACGATGAAGCTTTTTATGACATCACTCCACTAGATTCTCAAATAACGGGTATAACTTTTGACACTGTTAATGGATCAGCTGAAGTGATTGTTAATAAAACCAGCCATGGATTAGAGGCAGGTCGATACATAACATTTGATACCATGTCTTCTACACCTGGAGGGTTTAGTTCATCTACGACTTTTACTGAAGGAGCTTTTGAAATAAGAGATGTAACTACCAATACTTTTAAAATTACAACTCCTATAGCCGCTGGTGCGGGAGCTGCTTCGGGCACAGGATCTGCAACTATAAAACCTTACGTTATAATAGGTCCAACATTTCAAACAGCCGGTTATGGTTGGAGCACATATCTTTGGGGCGATTCTACATGGGGAACAGCTCGTACAGTAAGTAATGTGATTCTAGATCCAGGCATCTGGAGCCTTGATAATTTTGGAGAGGTATTAGTTGCAACTATTTTTAACGGAAAAACTTTTACTTGGGATGCAGGTGCATCTGCACCCAGAGGAAACAGAGCTTCTCAAACTACAACAAATTTTCAAACAACAAACAATCCTACAGCTAGTAGATTGACTTTGGTATCTGATAGAGATCGACACTTATTTCATTTTGGAACTGAGACTACTATTGGAGATTCAACTACCCAAGATCCGATGTTTGTAAGATTCTCTAATCAAGAAGATTTAAATACC